TGTTACTTTACTATAAGTCTTAATATTGCTATACGTCTGTAGAAGAAGTGCGGGTGAGTTTACGTTGTTTGTATTCTTGTAGTAACAATCATGGTTTCCCACAATCATATGCACATCATACTTTTTGAGTCTTTCAAATACGACACGTTTTGCCCACTCCAGACTCTGGTAATCGATTGACTTACGACTATCAAAGGCATCACCCATATGAATGACGGTATCGATGCCTTCTGCCTCCAGAGTGGGGAAGAAGACATCATCATAGAATTTCTCAAAATAGTCGTGCAGATACTTGGAACCTTTTCGGGCACCGTAATGAGTATCGGTAATAATTGCGACCTTCATTGTTTTGTTCCGTGATTATACCATTCAACTAAAAGAATGTAATCTCTTTCATCTTTGCTGATAGGATGAGGAGTGTTTGAGTTTTTAGATTCCCGTGCCTTATTGAGCAAGTCTTTACCTGTGAGCATTACCGATTCCTATACTGGATAGCATCTTTAATGGTATTATACTCCGAACTATGCCCAGAAAGCAAGCTGTCGTCAACCATCATTACCTCATCAAACCCAGTCTTCTCAATGATTTTAGTTTTGATATCCAATTGCTTCTTCTCCTTCTGAATGCGTCTCAGGAAGGCATAGTGGATGATTTGAGTAAAGTATGCAAATGGGTTCTTAGACTTCTCTGGGTCGAAATTATGAATGTATTGAACGCAGTTCTCAATGCCGTCAGAAATCATATCCTCACGGAACATGTAATTAACGAAATTGGGTTTGTATGAGAGGTGTGTTGCAATCTTTAAGAAACACTCACCAAGATAGTTTGGGATGGGTGGTTTACCTTCCCATTGCTTTCCTCTTTCTTGCTTCGGCAACTCAGTGAGGTCTTTATTGAAAGTCTTCATATATGATACTTCTACCCTTGCACGGTAGTTGATCATTGCCTCTAACAACTCTTTATTATTTACATAATGTTCTGATTTCTTTTTGGGCATAAGTTCATTACTTTTCAGTATTATAAGTTATGTTTATTATAGCATACTTTTAGGACTTGACAAGTATGCAGAATGTGTGTAGAATACCTTTGTTAGGGTTGAAGAGAAGGATTTAGCTTTCTTTAGTATCTTTAAGATTATAAAGATCCTCTAGGTGTTTTCTTGCTTCTTCTACTGTTGCAATGTAACCCATCTTTTGAGATGGTTTTACTTTACCAGATGTTTTCTGAGTTTCTTCATCCATAGGATTATGGTAGGTATCTATAGTATCTTCATCTTCGAGATAGCTATTATATATTTCAATTAATCTTTTATCTTTAGTTTCTGTTATCGTAATCATCTTATCAGGTTTTACAATAAAGAAATCATCAGATGCCATTTCCAACCAAGACTTTACCTTGATATGCATTCCGTGAGGGGAATGCAATACTTTCATTGTGATTGGATTTTGCATTACAATCAAAGGATCTCCATCATTTTCATCAACAGAGACTAGTGATAGAACTTCTTCACCTGATACTAGTTTTATGATTGCGTAGAATTCGTCTCCCATTAGTTTTTTAGCGGTATGTTTACAATATCGTAATTAAAATTTTCCTCGTTATATACTTTAATTCTTTCTATTAAATGATTAAGTGTATAATTTTTCCGGGATTTGTAGGATATGTCGTCAGCAATATCATAGAGTGTTGCCTTCGTCTTGTTATTTCCTTTTCTAAGCACTCTTCCAATAGACTGGAGATTCCGTATTCTAGACTTGGAAGGAGAAGCAAAAATGACATTATGGAGGTTCTTAATGTTAATGCCAGTAGAGAAGGTTCCGTATGAAGCAACAATGATTGCATTATTTTCCTTTTCAGTAATCTCTCTTACCTTCTCTCTATCTTCTGTCGCAACACCACCGTGAACAAAAAATACATGACGATTATCTACCCTATTCGTATTTATCATTTCATATAATGGTTCTCCATGACCCTCCACTCTTGCAAAGAGAACTAAAGTGTTTCCTTTTAAATCAAGAGCAAGATTTCTAATAAATTTATTTCGACGTTCATGATTAATGATATACTGAACTTCATCCTCAAATGTTTCAAACTTATGTGCCGGGTGCTTCAGTAGAAGTACATTGATGTCCAGTTTGGCAACATGTCCCTTTGCCATTAACTCCTCAGTACGTATAATCTTATAAGAAGGACCGAATAATCCCTCCAATACCCACTTATGAGTTTGTGTTCCGTCAAGTGTGCCTGTGAAACCAAATCGATACTTGGCATCAGCAAGTTTTGACATTATAGATATTAATGACTTACTTTTAAACTGGTGTGCCTCATCTCCAACGACCACGTTGAATCTAGCAAAATATTTACGGGGGAGTTTGTAGATAGACTGCCAGGTAGTAATGATTACCTGAGAATCTGTTTCTCTTTCACGTCCCGCATAGATCTTGTGGCAATATGAACCTACATCCCAACCATAGTCTGCAAAGTCTTTATACATCTGTTCTACTAGCGAAGTCGTCGGAACGACTATCAGAATATTTTGTTGCTTCTCAACGTAATATCTCACAAGAGAGTATATCATCAGAGACTTTCCAGAAGCAGTTGGGGATATCAACAACTTTCTATTATGTTTTAGGGCGTCGTATACTCCCTCAACTTGGTAATCACGAGGAGAATACTTACAAATAGCATTCATATAATCTTTCACACCTTCTTTTGAAATGAAATCATTCGTCTCAAAAGGAAGACCATAAAATTTATTATCTAAAAACTCGTAAGTGTATTCATGATCATCGCAAAACTGTGTGACCTTATCCAATAACCCAACATAAATTTCTCCTGTTTGAGTATTAAATAAACGAATCTTCCCGTCCCAGTGTCTGCTACGATACTGAGGCATAAATTTTGCACCAGGTACTTCGAAGGTGAACTGGTCTGCTAACTCATAATAAACGTGTGGTTCTGCCTTAACTTGCAAGTATACTTCATTCTTTTTCGAAATAATCAAATGAGACATACATATAGGTCAAACCTATAGATATTTAGTCCATACTTTGAAACTGATGCTCAAGAACAAGTCTATAAAAATTGTCTCTCATTGCAATTAAATCTTCTTGCTCTTCTGGATCTCCTCCAGGCCAGTTCTTTACTGCCATGCAGAGTCCTTTATGAATGATTCGTATTCCACGAATGTTAATCTCTATGTTATAATAATCGTCTTCTTCGTGCATTAGTTAAACCCTGCTTGGAACTTATGCCATTCAATAGCATTTTTTATTTGAAAAGTTCTATTAGCAACTGTTTTGATAATTTCTTCTAAGAACTTAAGCATCACGTCATAATAACGAATCTTAAGGTCAATACTATTTAACTTATCATCAGCTTCCATGTATCTTTGAAGTGCTTCCTTATCCCTGACTTTGTATGGAAAGGGATCTTCTATGTAGACCTCTGCTGATGCCTTTCCGGTGTAATAGTTGTGCCTTTCCAATCTAACACGATTATAAGTCTCTCTTGCTTTTTCTCTCAAAAGAGTAATCGTATTGTAGATTGTATAATACTTTGAATGAAGTTGTGGTATCTTTAATGACTCATCATGTAGATTATCAGGATCAATCTGGGAATCTTTTTCCCACATATCCTGAATTTGATCAAGGTTCATAAGGGTGTTCTATTGTCTGGTCCTACTATATCATAGATAGTATACTTGAAAGTGACCTCTGCTGTAAAGTAATTTATATCTGAATCGGATGATTCAAATTCAAGAGAAGTTAGATAAACTGGAAATAAATCTCTAAATTTTACAATAGCAACATCTCTAAAGTTGCTATTTAATATATGTAAACTGCCGTCACTAAATTGCTGAGAAAAATCTGAGTTGCCATCATCATTTGTAATTAAGTCTTTGAATTCTTTTGTTGATTCTGGATATCCGAGACCAGACAACCAATTATGAATTGCCATATAATTCTCCATGTTCTCATCAACTAAGAACCTTAAAGAAAAATCTCCAAAAGATAACTTATCACCGGGAACATCAACGTCCTTTAAGTATGATGGTTGAACTGCAGTTCCTAAAGTAATTTCTGGTATTCTAGCAGAATTGCAGAAAAAGGCAACTTTAGGTTCTTTTGCTAGAGTAAATTTAAAACCAATCGGAGATAAAAAATTTCTATTGTTTATCTGATTGGGAAAATTACAAGACATTTTTATTTTTATTTAGATAAAAAAAGAGGGTCCGAAGACCCTCTGTAAAAAATATGTGAACTGATATCACATGAGGTTTTGAACCTTGACTCTTCTGTAGTAACGGTTCTTGTTGGTGCGAAGTCTGCCCAGTTGAGCATCGGTTCCTTCTGCGAATGGGTTAGCAACAATACCGTAACGAGTCTTGAAGCCAATCTTAGGCTGGAAGGTGTTCTCGCCAACTGCACGAACCATCTGAAGGGGAACGTAAGGGCAGTAGAACAGACCTGCGTCATAAGGTGAAGAACCCTTATAACCAGCAACGTAGTACTGAGAACCAGATACGTTTGCAGAATATGGATCGATGTAGACTCTGTACTTACCAGCAAGTACACCTGCGAAGGTGTTACCAGTGTCATCAACGTTCAGGTTTGCGTTGAGTGCAGGGGTGTAATCCAGAACTCCTGCCATGGTCAGTGCGGAAGCAACGTCTGCAGAGCAGAGGATCATGTTGCCCTTTCCACGACGAGTTCTTTGTGCGATTGCGTTTGCATCACGCTCGATCTGGAAAATCAGACCCTTGAACTTCTCAACAGACCATCTGCCGTTGGAGTCAACGTCGAGGTCGAAAGTACCCTGAGTAGCAACGTTTGCTTGTGCACCTGGCTCAGCAACCTTATAGATGGTTCTGATGACTTCACGGTTGATTTCTGCGAGGATCTCAGTTGACAGAATGTTTGCCAACTCAGCCTCAGCATTGAGTCCGTGAATTGCTTTCAAGTCTTGTGCAAGCTCGAGTGAATACTCAGCTTTCAGTGCTCTGGACTTAGCAGTAACGGTGACTTTCTCGATCGAGAATGCCATCTCGTTGAATGCCTGATCTGCACCGAGTTCTTCAGAGAACTCAGTATCCATGCCCTGACCAACGGTATAACCGTTATGGGTTTGGGTGGTAGGATCAAGCAGTCCAGGGTTAGAACCTCTTTGAGTATCAGTACCCAGACCAACGGTGGAACCTTCGGAACCAGCGACGTATGGGTTAGAGGTGGAGATTCCGCTATTGGAGAATGCGGTATCTGCTTCATCAAACAGAGCTTCTGTGCCACCCATGTCGGTGTAGCGTGAGCGCATTGCGAAGATAAGTCCAGTAGGACCATTCATTGGTTGAACACCAGCCAGGTCATATGCGACCAGGTTAGGCATTGAACGTCTGATCAGTGAGATCAGAACGGGATCGAAGTTTGCGACTCCTGCTCCGGAAACAGAGTTAGTAGGAGCAGCTTCTGACAGGAACTCACGTTCCTCTTTAATTGCTTTTTCTTGGTTCTCCAGAAGAACTGCGGTAACCATTCTCTTATGAGCATCATTGATGCCTCCGAGACCCTCATGATTGAGGATAGGTGCCCACTTCTCCTGCAGAGCTTCAGCATTGAAACCTTGCATTTGAATTTACCTTTAAGTTTTAGTTTGACTTATGATATAAAAATCACTTTTTAGAAACTCTGGTCAGAGTATCGAGATATGACTCCATTAAACCAGTTACTGGTTGTGCAACAGATTCAGTACTCTCAGAAATGTTTTCTGACTCGTCTCTTTGAGATCCGGCATTCTCTGGGAAGTATGACTTACGCAGAGTTACCAGTTTCTCACGATAGTTCTCTTCACTATCAAACTCAACATTTTCGGCAAGAGAAGCGAGCTTTTCCTTCTGTGAAAGTGCCAGACCTTCGCAGACATCGGAGAAGATTACATCAGCAACCGACTCAGCTAATCTTTGATTGAGAGCAATATTCTTATTGATTTGCTCGTTGAGTTTATCTTCCATCTCATCTAATTTTTCCACCATTGCGGCGGTTACATCATATTTCTCTTCAGGGATTGATACATAATGATCTTCAAAAAGTCCTCTCATTCCGGTGAGGAATGATTCGGTCATTTCTGCCTTGAGTCCTTGCTCTACTGCGAGTTGATTTTCAGTCATCCACTCTTCAGCAACATACTCAAGATATGCGTCAACTCTCTCAGTCAGTTCAGACTTAATTGCCGTAACTTCTTCTTCGAGGGTTGCTTCATATTGTACCTTCAGTTCTTCTTGAACTGTAGCAACTTTTGCCTTGATGGCAGTTTCAAAAATGGTGCGTGCTTTCTCTTGGAATTCCTCAGAGAGTTCCTCACCTGCAAGCAGTGCAGCAACATCTTCTTCCATGCTGTACTCTGCTTCAGGAGTTTCCTCTTCGGTAACTACCTCTTCCTCAGTAGTCTCCTCTTCGGAAACTACATCTTCGGCAGATGCAGTGGTTTCTTCCTCTTCTACAACCTCACCTTCGACCTCTTCCTCTTCCTTCATACCCTTAGGCATAGGTTCGGCAGGTTTTGCACCTTTGTTCACAATGTCTTTGACACTTGCGATCTTAGGTTCTGCGAGTTTGGCAGAGTTGTCGTCTGCCTTATAGTTTTCTGGAGTAGGACCACCGAGATCTTCCCAGCTGCCAGTTTGTCCAGGTGTAGAAACACCGGAAGCATTGCTTCCTGACTTTGGCATTGGTTCAGATGCAGCAGCTCCTTTCGTTACTACGTTTTCCATTTCTTGTAAATTGCTACCAACGGACATTTGATTAGATATTTTTGTATTAATCTATATTTATTTATAATTTAAAGATTTGAAAGGAAATCGTTGAATAAGTTCAACTTATGCTCTTCAAGTCTATTTTGATCAACGAGAGTGTTAATTCTCTTTTGAGTCTTTTCTGCAAGTTGTTCACGAAGAATTCCACCGTCCCAGACCCACTCTTTTCCTTCCATAATTCCTGAGACAAAAGCATCAGGTGCAGAAGGATCGGCAACGATATCGGCAGCAGTTGCTAACATGAAATCTTCACCAACAACTTTATGACCTTCGTTCGTAGTTCTTAATGAACCAACACCACGAGAAGAAACTCCAAGCATGACACCTTCATCAATGAGAGATTTTGCAATCTTGCCCATTGGAGTGTCAAGAATTTGTGCCTTACCTCTGAAGTTTGTTCCTTCTCTTGTGAGAGAAATAATCTTATGAGAAACACGATCAAGGTTTACAGTGGGTCCATCAGGATGACCAAGTTCACCTAAAGCACGTCCTTTTTTAACAAAAGATTCATTATATCTACCAACCTCTTTCTCAAGAGTGCTCATAGGATACATTCTGCCATTACGGTTTTTGATGTCACCTTGAAGGAAAACACCCTCAATAAACATCCTTTTCTTAGAACCAGTGCCTTCGACGACAAATTCTACTTTAGAAATTTCTTCTGTGATAAGTTTCATTGTTTATCCTGTGAATCCTACTTTTGTACCTTTTACAGTTGCCGCACTTGCAAAAACACAATAAGATGCATTTTTTTCCAACAATTCTGTCGTATTGCCAAGCATTGTAAAGGATCCAATACCTGTACCACTTTGAGTTTCTACAACAGTAATAACCTGTGCAGTTCCTGTTGTATTAATAAGTCTAACTACAGTTGCGGATGAAAAACTAGTAGCAGTACCAGTATTAACAGGTAGTGCTATTTCATCTCCTAACAATAAAGTCCTAGCCATCTTGCTCCTCTTCTGTGTCTAAATCAGAATCGCCAAACACGGATGCACCCACTGTTGGTCTGACACCTTCAATACGTTCTGTTGCTTTTGCATACAAAACATCTTTGATTTTGTCACTGATATCGGATGCAGAAGAATCTGCTCCAATTAAATTTACAATTTCTTCCATGAAAATTTATAATAACTATATTTTCTATTTATATCTCGGCAGCTTTGCCATCAGCATCAGTAATTCCACCATTTACTTCTGGTTCCATCGGAACATCTCCCAACATTCCTTGTTCACCTTCTACTGATAATGGTTCTCCAGTAATTGGATCTACTGAACTTGGATCTGGAATAATTCCATCTTCAATCTCTTGTTCAATTTGTTCATCCATTTCAATCATTTCCGCATCAGTCTGACGAAGAACCTTACTACGAACCCATTGAGTGGAATAATACTTACCAATATAAGGTTCGATTGTTGCGAGAACTCCAAGTCTCTCATTCAACATTTCAGTTTCTTTGAGTTCAGCAAACTGATTGTCATAGAGAAAATCATATTGAATGTGATCAGAAATTTTATTCCAATCTTCGACAGATACGATGTTCTTAAGAATGAGTTGAGTCTTTAATATATCATTGAACATCTGAGCAAATCTCTTTCTCAGACGACCAACAAACTTAGCAAACTTTAGTTCATCTCTCAGAATTTCGGAAGAACGACCTAAGTTGAAACCACCATCGGCGGCAATTCTTGACTCAGGAACTCCAAGTGATCTGTAGAGTTTCTTTTGAAAGTACTCAATATCAGCGAGTTCTCCAAGATTCTGACCACCAGGGAGTGTGGAGATTTCAGTTCCTCTGCCACCCTCTCTTCTGGGGAGCCAGAAATCTTCAAGCATACTCATAAATTTACGATCATCACGGATTTCTCCAGTGTTTGCATCATAAACTTGCTTATTACGATAACGCATCATAACATCACGAAGATATTGTTCCGCTTTTACCTTAGGAAGATTGCCAACATCAATATAAAAAATTCTACGTTCGGGTGCTCTTGATAATCTATAGATTACCAAAGAATCCTCAATCATTCTAAGTTGATTGAGAGCTTTGATTGCCTTATGAAGATATGAAAGAACTGTGCCTTTATTTCTATCTACAAGTCCAGAGGTGCAATATGCAATAGAATCTTTCGCAATTTTAGTGCCTTTTACTCCTCCACCACCAGAAATAGATCCAGTTGGATAATTTGGTTTTGGTGTATAAACAAAGTATTCTTCTATCTCTGGAGCAATTCCATTTTTGTTTTCATCTCGACCAGGAATATTTGGTCCAATGACATTCTTATCTTTTTTCTTCTCTTGGCGGACGTACCGCATTTTCATTGGATCAATATATCTCAGTTCTTTAATTCCTTCCTGAGGTGCCTTTAGATCAATAACTTTATGATAATATAATCGACCGTCTACATACCAATTTCTAAAAATTTCATGGGATTTTTTATCAAAATCAAGAAGTTCTTTAATATATTTGAATTCATCTCTAATAGCCTTTTTTAATTTATCAGTTGCATTAAGATTGGAGAGTTCAATTTCAATAGGAGAATCATAAAGATCACTTACAATTGCTTCATTAACAACATCTTCAATAGCACCATCGCACTCTGGATGAAGTGCCATCTCCCTATATCTTTTAAGTAAATCAAATTCAGTTCTATAGACACCTTCGATGTCTACATATGAACCATAAAATCCACTGGCAATATAATTGTCAACCCCGTCCTCATTATTTTGAGGAACGGGGGAAACTATAGTTTTAGATTTTTTCTCTGTATCCTCAATAGAAAACCCGAAAAGTTTTGCCATATTATAAACTGACTATACTGTTATTTTACTATTTAGCTGATATCTTCACCACCTGCCTGAGCAGATGTTCCTCTAATTGCTTCCCAATAATGAACTTGCATTTCTACTGTAAACTCCTGAATAGTATCAGTAGTTTCATAATTGAGATCAATTGCAGCAATATTGGTTGGGAAGATATCCCAGAACTTATAAGATCTGAGGACGGAACCATCACGATCAAGTTGCCTGACAGTGGCATCTTTTTGATAGTCAATTGGATTCGTTAATCCAGTGGCATCAGTCATTTTATTAATGATGTTCATCCACTTTTCCATCGCAGAACGAATTGCAAAATCAGTGTCATTAATAACTGTGATTGTCCAAGTTTCGAAGGTTCTGTCTCCTGCTACTTTCAGAACACGACCTCTGAAAGGAATATCAATATTAGCAATCGTAGAGGCAGGCAATGCTGCTGCCTTTACGAGGAATCTTGCTTTTTCAAGAACTTCATTACCAGGATCAGCACTCGATGGAAATGCTAATTCAACTTCAAATAGATTAGGTCTTGCACCACCACCAGTCAATTTGCTCTTGAAATCACTGATCGTTCTTACTGGTGAGGTATTTCTTTGTTGGCGACTAGGCATTTTTCTTTAAACCTCTAAATTAAACGTTACCGATAACTTCTTCAAATGAAACACCAGTTCTGGTGGCAACAAACGTAAGACCAATGAAGTTGATTGATCTTGCGGGTTTGATAAAGATATCTGCCACAAACTCATTATTATCTATAATTGCGGCAGTGTTATTTGTTTCATCACAAATAACAACATAATCTGTGATTCCTCTCTTTGCCTGAACATCACGGAGGAATGGTTCAACAACGTTCACAAAGTTAGTTCTTGTGATTTCATCGTTGAACTCAAAGAGTTGATCTCTTGCAGCAGCAGAAATTGCATCTTCAAGATAGATGAATAAACGACGAACGTTGATTCTATCAAATGCAGATGCTCTAGCAAGTCCAGTCTTATCACCGAAGAGTGTAATACCACCACCAGGTGAAACAATAACTGGATTGATTCTTGCCGAATAAAGTTGATCTCTTTGAACCTTGGATGGGTTATATGCCAACTTAACTGCATTCAGAATGGCACCTCTAGAAGTTCCTGCAGGTGAGAACCATGGGAAATTGTCAATATCATTGCGAGCACAAAGTCCGGCAATGTCTGCATTTAAAGGAACATATCTGAAAGTATTTGTGTATCTGTCATACATGTACTTATAACCACTATCAAATATTGCATAGGACGATGATGTGATTGGTGAGAAGAACTCAAGAACATTTGAAGTAATGTCTGCATCACTATTAACAGTTACACTTCCTGCAGCAGTATCATCAATAAATGCCTTTCTATATGGAGAGATGAATGCAATCGCATCCTTTCTAACATCTGCAACTGCAATCAGTTTGTTTGCAAGTGCTTGAGCAGAATCTATTTCATAGTTTGCAGAACCCATGATTAAGAAATCAATTTCATACTTTTCAGTATTTTCAAATAATCCATAACCAGTTACTAAATCACTGAGACTTGGTTCAAGTGCTCCATCTGCTGTAATATCGCTTCCTCCATCATAATTTAATCCACTACTAAATTCAAAGTCTAATGCACCTGCAGTATCAAATATTACTCCCTCAGCATTTCGATCCCAACCAGATCCAGTTGTAAGTGTAAATCCTGAAGAATATCCACTAGAAGCTGCTTCAGTAGGTTCGTTTCCACCAAACACATATGCTGAGTTAGTCTTCAGATAAGATCTCCAATAAGATGGAGTTCCTGCCGAAAATTCTGCATCTTTTGCCTTCGAAAGATTGAGATGCTTTTCAAGAATTGTTCCTGCATTGCCAGTAATGTCACCATCACCATCAATTACAACAACATGTACCTCATCAAATCTTCCTGCTCTATCTGCAGTGTATTGTGATGTTTGTGGACGATCTGCAACAGTGTTCCAGTTTTCAGTTACGATTGAAACTGTTCCACCAACTGTTTGAGTTGAAGTTGCAAATGTTTGTTGGTTAAACCAATCAGACTGACCTGTATATGCAGTTGAACCATAAGATACTGATTGACCAGCAGTGTGAATGGCAACATTACCTGTACTGGTAAATGCCCAAGTTCCGGATTCTTGATAGTCTACAGGAGTTTCGACCCCTCCAGTAACTTTTGAAAGAATTTTTACCGATACTTGATCAACTCCAATTTCAGTGACAATACCCTTCAGGTGTGATCCAGTGAGATCAGTCGTAGTTCCATCCTGATTAATCTGCTTTTTGCCTGCAAGTGATTGAGTAACACCAGCACCAACTGCAAGTGCTGCAGCAGTGACGGTGGTTGAACCAATATCAAGAGGAATAGTTATTCCACCCTCTGTGTTTGATGTTGCATTTGAAATGGTAATTTCACCAACTCCAATGCTTGTAACTGTTGTTCCTGCAGAAACAAATTCTCCACGTACTTCTTGACCAACACTAATACTTGTAGTGGTGATTCCAAGTGTAGTGTCACTAGCAGAGTCGATTGTTGCTGATCTATTATCGATGGTAGCAGTGAATACTGATACTCCACTGGTAGAAATACCATTCAGAACTTGGTCTCCTCTTGGATCAATAACTGCAATTCTAATTCCATTTGCCCAAGATCCTGGATTCTTGGATACAAATTGCTTTGAAGAAATCGTGTTTTCGTCGTATCCAAGTTGCTCATAGTGTTCTGTGCTCTTAACTTTTATGGAAGATCCAGTTCCAACATATGCATTCCACAGATTAGAACTATCAGATCTTACAATTCTCATTCCCGCACCATATGCGAGATATGATGAAGCAGAGAGCCAGTGCTCATAGTGCTTATCATTACCGTATGGCTTACCAAAATTATCAAGTAAATCTTTTTCTGAACCAATTAATGTTGGAAGTTCGACTGGACCTTGTGCTAAAGGTGCAACAAGACCACCAACTTTTGCAGAAGCTGGATCAACTCTTCCAACCGTAAGGTCTACCTCCCTTACCTTAATTCCAGGAGATGCTAAATTTAATGGCATCTTGTTTTCCCTCGCAATCCAAATTTATCTAAAAATATTTAGGAAAAGGGGCATTTTCAGTGGGGAAATTGTGCATGAACTACCAATCGGGATATACATCTTTAATTCTGGGAACAGGATTATGTGGTATATCTGGTTTATCTAATTTTTCTTTTCTAGATTTAGAAACTCTCTTTATGGTACAATCTTTACATTCATATGAATATGAAGATGCCAATGTTCTATCTTTTCTAGTCTTATAAAAATCGTCCATTAAATTTTTTACTATTCCACACACCCTACACTTTCTTTCAAGAAATAGCAAGTGTTCTAATTCAATCTCATCATCGAAAGACATTATCTATATTCCCACATATAGGAACGATCTCCATATTCATCAGTATACCATCTATCACCTTCACCATCTACAAAAGTTGTTTCATCATTGAATCCATCAGAAATAAATCCGAATGGTGCCATATCTTGTTCTATCTGATCTTTCTGCTCTTCATAAATTCTTTTGCGGACATCATTCTCCGTCATCTCCTTGAAGTAGTCTTGTGCAACTAACCAAGCAAAAAGAACAAGACACATCGCAAGATCATCATTACAACCTTCTTCTGCCTCAAACGAATTGTTTCTCTGAGCAAAAGTTGTTAATTCTGAAATGATTTCATAGTCAAGAGTAAGTAACTTAAATTCTTCAATAAGAGTTTTTAAGTTTGAGCATCCTAGTTTTTTAACGGCAGATGTTGTTCTAACACCGAGTTGTGTTTTACTGCCAGAGAACCCTTGTCCAACAACTTGTCCATTTCTGCCTCTCATTGAGGACATGAGAATATTTTCATATTCTAAGTCATAATGAAGTATACTTGCTACCTGATCTCCAATATCATTAACTTCTACCAATAACCATGCATTGTTATATCCTTTTGCCACATCCAAAATAATATTTGGAAATAGCATTGGTTTAATTTCATTATTTCTATATTTTGCGACTACTTTATAGGGAAATTCTGTAATATCAAAAACAATAAATGCAGAATAATCGTTGCCCAAACCACGAGCAACATCAACAGTAAGGAGGTAGTTGTGATCCTTTTGTACTTCTTCGTAGACATCTAAACCTGCATTTCTCTGTATAGGATTTTCATATACTAAACTCTTGAGAATTGTTGGATTGATTAATGTGTTGACAGATCCTAAAAATTCACATTCAAACTCAACACGAAACTGTTGTTCTGAGGTGTTTGCAATTGTCTGTTCTTTCCAGACTTCATCTCTTCCCGGTACTTCAGACCAATGAACATCTGTTGGTACATATTCATTTTTACTTCTTTCCGCATCGTGCCACATACGGTAGAAGTGATTCATACCGTGTGGTGTGGATACAATAATTACTTTGGTGTTTTTACCAGAAGTAATAGTAGGATAAACAGATGCAAAGAACGAGTCAGCAACGTGATTTGGGACGAACGCGAACTCGTCGAGAAAGAGGATGTTGAACGACATACCTCTGACAGCACTTGCAGACGTACTAGCTGCCAGTATCTTACTGCCATTCTCCAACTCCATTGATCCTTTGTTCCATGATATGATACCCTGTTGCATCCATTTTGGTAAGTTTTCGTAAGCAGTTTGTAACCTACTGAGAAGTTCTCTAGCAGTTGCTGCCTTGTTTGCCAGAATGCCAATGTTTACACTGTCATTGAATACAGCATAATGCAAAAGATATGATACGACTGTCGTGGATTTACCAGTCTGTCGAGGCATCTTACAGATATTAAATCTGTTATTGTGAAAGTTGTGAATTAGTTTTTCTTGGAAGTCATAAGGATGAAACTGTGTCAGACCCTCGTCAAGAGAAACAATTTTAATATAGTTATTAGCAAAATACACCGGATCTTCTTTACACTTGAGGAACTCAATGACTTGTTCCTCAGTGAATTGGATCGGTGTATTTGCTTTTTTTAGATTAGGGTTACCAAGATATACTTCACTCATAAATTAATTTAATTATCTACAACTAGTAAGTCAAACATTGATGAGACAGTTGCATTAGTACCCGTATATGTCCTTACTTCAAGATCTGTTTTTTCGGTGAAGTAAAGTGGAATACTAAAAGTAGTATGCATGTTACTATTATATAGATTCAATTCACTAGCAACCCTGAATACCCCACCAACCTG